GACTCGTCGTTCTGGTCAGTACGTAAGACAGTCAAGACCCTTAAGGGCCTGAAGGAAAAAGACCCCTACACTTTCTACTCCCAGTACATGGGCGAGCCAATTGGCAAGGGTAACTCCGCGCTATCAGACGAGGACATAGGCTCCTACGTGGACCGTAAGGACTACAGCATAGCGTACACCTTCATGACAGCCGACACCGCCGCTACAACACAGACATACTCAGACCCGACTTGTGCGGTTCTGTGGGGAGTAACCAGAAACAACAAGCTACTGGTGCTCGATGTGATAGTTGATAAGTGGGAGGTGCCAGAGTTGATAGAAGCCATGAGAGCTTTCTGGAGACTGCACAACGTATACGACATACACAATCCTACGCTTAAGCCGCGTGGGTTTTATATTGAGGACAAGTCCAGTGGGCTATTCCTTAACCAACAGTTTCTCAAGGACGGGACTGTATTGGTAAGACCAGTCCCACGAGATGGTACATCTAGCAACGATAAGTTTAGTCGTTTTATGAACGCCATACCATACTTTAAGGAAGGCAGAATCCTTCTCCCTAAACAACATGAGCTATTCCAATATCTAAGACGCGAGCTTCTGGGTCAGTCAGACCTAGGTAACAACACAGGACACGACGACTTTGCTGATAACGTATCAGATGCAGTTGCTGTAGCCTTTGCCAATGAGCGCATGTCTTATGCGGATTGGTCCTAAGGAGTCTATCATGGGTCTCAAAACCCGTCTGGACGGACGCTCTGAAGAGAATGCTTCGTTTAAGATATTGGATAAGAATGGCGTCGCAGTAGCAGAAGTAAGGTTACTGGACACCACAGGAATAACACTTGAGATAACCACTGAAGAAGGGTCTTACATTAGTAAGCCCAATGGATGGACCTCAAAGAAAAACTAAGGAGGCCTTATGGCTGATGAGCAAAGTGGTATAGTCATTACAGACTCCACCGTAAAATCTGCTACAGTTTCAGATGGCCTAATCAACTTAGCCACTGGACTTGGCACGCAGAAAGATAAGGGCATGTCTAACGAGTGGCTGCACAGCAACCGCAACGTAAACCACATCAACCTGTCAGCTCGATACAGAGAGGACTGGGTAAGTCAGAAGGTCTGCAAGATAGTACCGCAGGATATGACTAGAGAGTGGCGCGACTGTTCAACGCCTGAGGCTGTAGAAGCCGACAAGCATTGGAACGTGGCACAAGTATTCCGTGAGGCATACAAATGGGCTAGACTGTACGGCACCAGCTTTGTCATAATGGACATAGCAGATGGCCGCAACGTAGACAAGCCTATCAACTGGAAGAAGCTCAAGCCCGGCTGCATACGTTCTTTTAACGTAGTAGACCGTACACGAGTAACAGTTATTGGTGTTATTGATCAGGAGCCTTTGTCTCCTACGTTCGGTATGCCAACTCACTACCAGTTCGTTAACTCACCTGTACGCATACACAAGGACCGCATAGTTCGGTTCGAGGGAACTGAGCTTCCCGTGTACGAGCGACAACGTAACCTTTGGTATTCGGACTCTGTCCTGATCCCACTGATGAACCAAATAGATAACTTCCACACAACCTCAAGCGCAGCCGCGCAGATGGTACAGGAAGCTAACACTGACATCATTACCGTGGAAGGTCTGTCACAGATCCTCCAGAGCGACCAAGGTACAGCAGCAATGCTAGACCGCTTTAGCTCATGGAAAGATATCAAGTCAGTCTTCGGAGTCTCCATACTAGACAGCACTGAGCAATACGAAAGTAAAAGCATACAGCTGTCCGGAGTGAAGGACCTGATTTGGGAATACCTGCGGATGGTTTCGGCCTCTGTTGGTATACCCGCTACAAGATTTCTATCCGCATCCCCGGACGGCATGAACGCTACAGGTGAATCAGACTTGATTAACTATGTAGAGATGTTGATGGGATTGCAGAAAGATATATTCGACCCACGCCTTGTTCGTGTGGACGCACTGCTCGCAGCTGATGCTGGCATTGCTCCGTTTGAGTATGAGTGGACTTGCATATTCCCTGAGTCGGCTTCACAGAAGCAGGACAGGTTAAATACACAAGCAGGATGGCTAGCCACATTCGCAGACTCCGGGATAATTTCTCGTGAGTCGGCGCTTACTGAGGCTAAACTCCACGGAATGGTGTCTGATGACGCGACCGTAGGTGAAGACCCCAACCCTGCACCAACAATAACAGGAGCTAAGTGATGGCTATACTCGCTAGCGTATCATTGACTGACCGTATACAAGTACCTTCGGCCCGTCACCTAACTGACTCCGGTCAGATGATTGTGCCATGTGCATTCGCACGGACTGGTGCTCAGAACTATACGGCAGGCCAACTCGGTCTGACTGATACCGCTTCTGATAAAGTAGTAACCGTCATGAGAGATGAGGCTGATGTTTTTGATTCAGCTTCCCTGTCTGTCCCTGTAACTATAGGACACCCTAAGACCGAGCAGGGCTTACCCCAAGCAGTAACCGCCAAGAACGCAGCTAAGCTGCAGGTCGGAGTACTGGAAGGTATGCCTGTTCGGGACGAAGACACCCTCACCGGGACATTGGTGATTGCTCGACAAGACGCTATCGACCTAATAGAAGATGGCACCAAGGAACTTTCTGCTGGCTACACCTGTGACTTAGAAGTTATGGACGGAGCTGACGGGGAACCAATCATATACCAGCGCAACATACGTGCAAACCACATTGCTATCGTCGAAAGAGGTAGAGCAGGTGCTATGTGCAGTATTGCTGATGAGGATACTATGGATGTTATCAAAACTGAAGAAGAGGTTGTCCTTTCAGACGACCAAGCTTCTAACGAAGTTGTCGCTGTTGAAGACACAGTTGTTAGTGAGACTGTCTCTGCTGAAGCTGGAGTTGAAGCTGCAGTGGAAGACGCGGTGGCCGATGTTGAAGTTGAAGTTGCAAGTGCAGCTGTTGAGACTGAAGACGAAGTTGCGGAGCCTATTCTCCTAGACGAAGAAGTAAAAGAAGTTGTTGCTGAGGAAGTTGCTGTTGAAGTAGCTGACGAAGTAGCCGCTGAGATAAATTTGGAAGACGAGCTGGAGACAGTAAAGACTTCTATGGTTGCATTGACTGATGAGCTTTCCGAAGCCAACGCCAAAGTAGCTGCACTGCAGGACCAGTTGGAGAACTCTATAAACGAGAGAGTCGAAACTATCCTGATAGCTAAAGACCTAACCGACATGAACGAGTTCTCTGCAAAGAGTGTTCAGGAAATCAAGTTAGAAGTAGTAGCTAAACTGATGCCAAACCTTACCCTTGACGGTAAAAGTGAGGCTTATGTATGCGCTCGTTTCGACATCCTTTCTGAGGATGCTGAGATAGGCGAGACCCCAATGGGCCGTTTACTTTCAGATAATGCTGTTGCCGTACACAAAGTAGCACAGCCTTCAACTAAAGTAGCAGACGCCCGAGCGCGTGCGACTGAGCGACATATCGCTCGTAAATAGCACTTTATAATTTAACCTCAAGGACATTTAATATGCCTATTCAAGACTTTAACATCTACACCGCCCGTGGATACGCTGGCGACCTCGTAGATTCTGGACCTAACGTCAGCCAAACTGGTATCTGTGAAGATGCTACTCTGGCTATCGGTGTTGCTTGCGAGCGCGGTACTGAGCCTCGTGACATCGTTGTTTCTGCAGCTGCTAACGTATTCGGAATCGTCCGACGTGAGCTGGCTCTGGAAGCTAAGAACAAGCCTTCAGACGGCACTACTGTATTCAAGAAGAGCGAAAGCGTCTCTGTCTTGCGTCAGGGCTACGTCTACGTTGAGCTGGCTTCTGCTGTAACTGCTGGCGCTATGCTTGCTGTTTCTGCTACCGGAACTTTCGGCGGCACTGAAGCTACTCCTACATCTAACGTTACTGCTGAGCAGACTGGTATTGCTGGCGACATCGTTCGCGCACGTATCGACATCGTTGCATAAGCCAAACACTCACAAGGAATCTAAATAATGAAGACTGTAAACATTGCAATCTTAGACGAAGCTACTCGTATGCCTACTGGCGAGACTGAAGAAGTTGTCATGACTGACGCTGTCGAAGCTCTTGTAGCACAGGGCGTTCTCGTCGGAGATGATGCTGGAATTTTCTTCCAACGTCAGCTCGAATACATCCAAGCTCAAAGCTATGACGTACTGTACCCGGACCTTATGGCTCGTGAAGTATTTGCTTTGAACACCGAAGGCGGAGAAGGGATTAACTCAATCACTTACCGTTCTTACGATAAGCGCGGCGAGACTGCAGTCATTGCTGGTAAAGCAACTGACCTGCCACGTGGCGACATCGACGGTAAAGAATACACCATCTCTGTCCGTACTTTGGGTAATGCCTATGGCTACTCACGTCAGGAACTGGCTGCTAGCCGTTTGACTGGTCTGCCTTTAGAGCAGCGTAAAGTCGACGCAACTCGTCGTTCATACGAAGAGAAAGTAAACCAGTTGGTATGGTTTGGTGATGAGCAATCTAACCTTGGTGGACTTTTCGGTGGGCCAGTTGGCGCTCCTTGGTCTACTATCGCTGTAAATGACATAGCTCCTGCTGCTGGCGGTTCTAGCTCAACTGTTTGGGGCGTCGATAAGACTCCTGATGAAGTTATTGCTGACCTGACTGCTGCTGTTGCTAAGATGTACGTTGATACTAAGAAGATCTTCCGAGCTTCTAAGATCATCATGTCTGTAGAAAAGAAGATGTTCCT